GACAATTATATCTGAGATCATTAAAGATAATTTAGATACTACAAAAGAAACAGGACTATCGTTCTTTTAAATTATCATTCCTAAGAATTTACTATGAAAGCCTTCAGCTACTGCTTGTTGCTGTGCTGGAGGTTGCTGTGCTGGAAGTTTGTCACCTTGTAAAACTTTAAGTGCTGGCATTGGGGCGCCAACTGCTTTAGCAATAGCGGCTTTCTGTTTTGGAGTAAAGTTAGGAATAGCTTTCATTACAGAATTGAAGTTAGGGCCGCCTTGTCCTGCCATATTGCGTACACCTTGTACAACTGCGTTGCCAATACCGCCACCGCCTTGTGCCGGAGCTTGCTGTCCGCCTTGGTCTTGTTGCATATGAGGGGGAGCAATACGCTGTCCTGGAGTTTGTGGGTTTCCGCCGTTACGAGCATAGCTGTAACCTTGTACCATACCACCTAATGTTCTACCTAACGCATCTGTTGTAGCGGCACCAATATTACCAGCTTTGCTAATAACACCAGGTGCGGCATCAGCAGCCTTGCCAAGAGCACTACCTACTTTAGACAACATACCTGGACCTTTTTTAGCTGGAGCTTTTTGAGGTGCTTGTTGTTGTGGAGCTTGTTCTGGTTCTTGAGCAGTTGGTTGTTGTGCTGGCTCTTCAGGAGCAGGACCTTTATCTTGTCCTTGTGGAGCTGTAGGATCTGCGTTATTTGCTGGATCTATTTTAGTTTGAGGAGCTGGAACATTTGTGTTAGCGGCGTTGTTGCTGTTTTGATTATTACCTATTCCAGGAGTTGTTTTCTTAGCTGTAAGATTTTGATTTGCCTTAGACCAATCAGGAGCTTGTTTAGCACCTCCTGAAGCTATTCGAGCATTAGATTTAGCAGTAAAATCTTGTTGTTTTTGTCTATTAGCAACACCTTGCTGGATATCTTTAGCTTTAGCAGCCATATCATTAAATGATTCATCGAAATCGACGTCATCATATGCTTCAACTAGATCAAAAATCTTCATGTTCTTATCCTTAACAATATTAAAGTTATTTATTAAAATTGAGCTAAAGCTCAATTGCTTCTACGCTTCGCTTGAAGCATTATTTACTTCTTTAGAAGTTTAAGTATTATCCAGATACAATGGTCACACTTAGCCCAGATTGGGCTAAGAAATCTCGCATTATCCGAGTACGCAAGTCACATCGCATTGTAGCATTACCGTGGCGGTCAGCCTGTACCACTAGCTACGTCTTATTCTGACGGCTGTTACTAGACAAATGCGATCTTGTATAGTAACACGGGGCTTCACTGTCCCCTCTTTTTAGCTCTATATTCACTCTATTCAAACAACTAAATCGCGGCCATTTGCGATCGACATCCTTTCGGGTAGTAGTTGAGTACTCTTTGCGGCGAGAGATTTCCATCCCTGTGACCCGAGGTCCAGGTTCTAGGGCGTTCGATATTAGCTAACGCTTGCTTGTTACCGCTTAAGGAGCCTAAATTTTAGATTTAATGTGGGAGCCATGTACACGGACTTGTATGTGTCTGTTATAGTATTCGTCTAATTCTAATACTTTGCGGTCGAATTGTTCGCGGGCCTCAATGTACGATGTTTCTGCTTTACTTTTACAATAGTAGAGAATTTCTCGTGTGAATTTGTCTTTGCCTAGTGTGTCTATATCTGCTGTTAAATTTGGACTTGAGCCATAATATTCTTGCCAGTCGGAGTCAATCTTACTCCTAATCTTCTTTTTCTTTTTGGTGCCGTTCTTTAACTTTACAGTCTTGTAGGTCGTTTTACTAAATTTTGCTAATTTTTTGCCAATATACTTGCGACCCGAGACTGTGTTAGTAATTAGATAAACAAATCCAACACAGTCTTCGGGGAGTTCTTCAACTAAATTGCCTTGATAAGTCCAAGTCATCCAATGAACCAGGTATTTTTTATTTTTGAATACCTGAGCATAAAAGATTTTGTTCCTAATCTAAAAATAAAACCAGAACTACTTTTATCAGATAACCTGTAAAAGTTAAATCCGTTATGTAACGCCTGGCCTTCTTCTCTTAGATAGAACATTACTTTGTAGCCTTTACCTCTTTGCGGGCATTTTTCTCTTCTGTAATTTCATTACGACGAGCTTTAACTAGCTTACCTAGTTCTGCTAATGCCTTGCGTGAGCGTGTACCAGCGGCGCTGTTACCTTTTTCAAACTTAGCATCTTCTGCTAAAAATTCTGTGAATGCGGCTTGTAATTGTTCTACGGTGTTACTCATTTTTAGTTCTTTCCTTTTCTTCTTGTATTTCTTGAATTTTCATTCTAATGGTAATTGAGTGTTCTTTAACTCTGCTTAACGCTTTGCGTATTCGAACACGTGATTCTATAGTTGACTTCCGTTTATAATGCAAATGCGCATTATGAACTTCAGCAATCAACTGTAGAAACTGGCTATATAGCTCGTCGTAATTGTTTATGCTCATTCTTCTACGTAGTCGGCCGAATTTGAATAAGAAGTGAATCCGTTCTCTTTTATAACTTTGAGCACGTTATTAACTCGCCCAACAAGTTCGTCCTTGTGAGAAATTAAGTAAATGTTCTTGTTACGTTCACGGGCCATCTTCTTAAGTACTGCTAATCCTGCTTCTACCCCTGCTGAATCCATACCGGCATCGATCAACTCGTCAATAAACAACAAATTAATGTGCTTGTATAAGTTTTCCCATACATCGCGGAACGCCCAACTTAAAGATAAAATCAATCTGTTGCGCTCACCGCGTGATAAGTTATCAAAGTCTAAGTCTTGACCAAGCTGAGTAATCTCAACATTCAAGTCGTTTAAGAAAACAACCTTGTGTGGTAAGCCCATCTTGTCAATATAATGTCCTAGACGCTTGTTCAAATAAGTTAAGTTTTGATCAATAATCTTTTTACGAATAAAACTATCTTTATTGGTCAACAGTTTTAACAAGAATTCTTGATGATCTTTAGTCTTAGTAAGTTCATTAACTGTATCCCAAGTTATTTCTTGTATGGCTGTGTGTTTAAGTTCTTCGATTTGTTCAGAATAAGGGTTAACCTCGACTGCTTTGTCTTCTAAACTCTTTTCTAAACTAGCTAAGTTGTTCTTATGTCCTAATGCTTCTGCTTCTGTATCGTAAAATGTCGTGGGTGGCTTAGGCAAATCACCTACACTTGCTACTTCATCTTGTATTTGTTTAAGCTGACTACTCATTTTTTGAAAATATTCGTAAGCATCTTCTAAGTTTTTAGTAGTAGTTGCGGTCATTTCCTCATGTTTGTGATCATGAAGCTCTTGTTGACAAGCAGGACATGCTTTGTTTTTTAACTGCTCTGCTTCTTTAGTATACTTGTTTAGAGTTTTTTCAGCTTGTGAGACTGCGGAGTCTAGAGTTGCCTTCTGTTTATTAAGGTCTCTTAACTTATTATTGCTCTCAGTCCATGCTTTAAGTTGTGCGTGTGCTGTTAATTCTGCTTCAATGTCTACGCTATCTAGTTTAATAATAGCTTTACCTAGATTTTCTAAATCGTTTTGTTGTTTAGTATCCCAAGCCTTGCTCTTAATAACTAGACTATCAATGCTTTTCTGTACATTTTCGTTAGCGGACTTAATACCTTCTATCTTAAATGTTTCGGCAGTAATAGCATCTTTAACAATTTTAACCTGTGTTTTAAGCAATTCTGCCTTTTCACTAAGCAGGGTAATACCTAGTAACTGCTCAATAATTTCTCGCTGTTCGTTTGCTTTTAAACTAAGGAACGGCTCTGTATAAGTGTTTAATGCCACCAAATGTTTGAACATCATGGGGGTCATACCTAGCATTTGCTCAATAGATTTCTGCGTTTCGCGGCTATCTCCTTGGGCATCGTCTTCGGAATCTTTGACTTTTTGCTCTTCATCGTTGACAAAAAGTTTCAAAACATTAGGTTTGCGGCCTCGCTCGATGCGATAATGTTGTCCCTCATTCTCAAATTCAACTGTAACTAACATTCCTTTTGCGTTAGTCTTGTTAATTAAGTTCTCTTTCTTGATATTTGTAAGGGCTTGCCCATATAAAGCATAGCTCAAAGCATTAACAATCGTAGTTTTACCTGTACCGTTACGGCTACCGCTGTCATCTCCACCTAAGTCGACATTCTCACCTAGTACTAATGTTAGGTGTTCTTTATCAAAATCTACTGCTTGTGTCTGATTACCTACGCTAAGAAAATTCTTAACTGTTATATTTTTTATGTTAAAGGTCATAGGTTGTTATAGATATCCAATAATAGCTTTTTGTCAAACGTTTCTGAGTCAATGTTAACTAATTGTTCTGTAACAATTTGGTCAACACTTTCAAATTTGCTATCAACAGCATCGTCAATAGCACCTTCTAAGTTATTCTTTTCTTGTATTAGACTAATTTCTCTAATACTATGCTCAGTCATATATGTTTCTTTAATGAAATTAGCTTCTTCAAATGTAATATCGATATCTAGATTAACTCTAAGATACATTTTACTTTTCATTACATCGTCTTTATCATCGATTAATTGACTTAGTTTGATTGTACGATACTTAGGGCAGTCGTCCCAGTTAATAAATTCTGGTTCACCACCCCATTCTAATATCATCATTCCTCTATCGTCATCCCAAGTATCGGCAAAGTTATGCGGAAACGCATTGCCAATGTACCAAATATTGTTTTTATTCTGACGTTTATGGAAGTGTCCGCTGAATACATAGTCCGGACCTTTTAATAAATCAGCACTTAGTTCACCGTGCTCTGGCATTTGTACCATTGCGTTCATAAAGAAGTGCGGCAATTCAAAGTGTCCAAAGACATATTTGCTCTTTAGACTCTTCATAGTTTTCCATTCATCACCTATTAACCAAGGAACTAGGGTAACATCATCAAGAGTTGTAATACCATCTATAACGGTAACTCCTGGAATGTGGCGACCAAACGCACTGGAATGAATATCACGCTTGTCTTTGTAAAATAGATCGTGATTTCCGGGAAACCAAAAGAACTGATCAAACGCCGCACCTAACTTTTCTAGACATCTAATGCTGGTGTCTAGTGTAATTAGATTAATTGAGTTTCTATTATGATGCCAATCTCCAAGGAAGATACAGGTTTCCGCACCTTCCTTTTTAGCTGTGGCAATAAACCAATCAACAAAATCTTCACAATCTTGATTGTGTGTTGCTGAATTTGATTTTAAACCAAAATGTATGTCTGTAAAACATGCTACCTTCTTAAAAAGTCCCATTAATAGTATCTCCTACAAGAAGTATAGCAGGTTGTTTGCGGTGAAGTCAAGCTTCGCCTTCTTCTTCATCAACCGGAATTTCTTCAGATTTTGGCATTCGCATATTTTTATATAGTTCTGCCTGGCGAGCATTTTCTTCTGCGAACTCTTGTTGGTTCTGTCTAGTCATACTAGGCATCAATCCATTTTCTTGTAACATGTCGTCACGAATGTTTTGATTTTTCTTTTCGATATTCAATACACGAGTAAATGAATTAGTAACTGCGGCTGTGTAATAAGCAAAAGGGTTTTCTGATTTTGATTCATCAAACTGTAATCCTATTTGACTTAATTGTAAGATTGCTTGTCCACGCATTTCATCAATGTAAGTATACCCACGCCAATTGCTACGCTGTGCGTATCTTTCACTTAACTTGATAAACATTTTACCTAAATCTTCAGTAATACGTCCGTGATCTTTACTAAAGTGTCCTTTATCTAAAGTACCCTTCCAATGCGATTTGCCCACTAAAATTAATTCATCTTCTTCATTAAATTTCCAATGTTGGAAAGGAGGAAAATTTACTTTTTCGTGACTGTCTGCCCTGCTCTTAACAGTTTTCTTACGACCAGGTGCTAAAGGAATATGATCAAAAGTCATAATTCGGATAACAATATCTGTTTTGGCTATTGTTTTATAATCCGGAGTACATTCTGCTAGTTTGATTTTTTTATCGCCTGCGGCTCTTGCGGCATTAAATGCTTCTAGCCCCATGCGTTTTGCCCTAGCACGTTTAGCATCTGCGATTGTTCGGATGTTAACTTTATCCAAACTTGCTAAAATAATATCGTGTTGTCTGTATGCTTTGTCGGTAAAGCTCGAAAATGAGCATTTACTTTTATGAATCTCTGCTAATAAATCTCTATTATTCAGGTATCTTACTTTTCTACCCGGTGCGGATATGATCTGCGCTGTAGCCATCTTGATGCGGCCTCCTTATGTTATACAAAAGTATACAGGATTGTCAATGGTGTTGTCAACCATTATATATACACATTATTTATCTGGTTAAATAGTGTATAAGGATAAGAATATGGCTTCTATTAATACCAATGTAAACGGAGTTGATTTTACCGTCAATAAACAAGCTGACGGTACATATACAATTTCATCGAATTCAATGCCGGGTTCTAGTTTCAGCTCCGATGGACAATCCCAAGCTGGACATTGGGGAACTAGCCTTTCTCCTTCTGATATATCTAGTGCTATTAATGGCACACAAAGTCTAATTGATAGTGATAACCAGAATATCGCTAATAAACTTAATCAAATTAATGACCCAACAATTACTGACCAAGCCTATAAAGATACATTAAAAACTCAAGTAACCAATATACAAGCACAGTTAAGTCAACATCAGTCACAGTTATCAGCTAT